ACAATGGTCAACGAATTTTAAGTTCGGTGCGTCTACCGATTCCGCCATACTCGCAAGACATTACACTTATCCGTATGCTATGTGGGCGCTACACCCAACATACTGACAGTTTGTAATGGAGTAGGACAGGGGTCCTCCCTGAACATCCAAAGGGGGCTGATTCCCAACTACAGGGTTTCGGTATATCCGAACCGCTGGGCACCTTTGGTTGGAACGTCTCAAGTTCCTAATGCTTCCTGAGAGGATCGAACTCTCCTTAGGCAAATTATGAGTTTGCTGCATTCACCAGATTGCTAAGGAAGCAAATGGTTCTGCCGAGAATTGAACTCGGTTCACACGCTTATAAGGCATGGGCTTTAACCAATAAGCAACAGAACCCTCATCAATCAAATATCACATATGGGTGGATGATATTTGAGATATTCCCTGAAAGTCATCTTCATTTCTTTTTGTGTCATACCACAGTGTTCGGCAGCTTTAGGAACATTCATTTCACAATTATATAATGCTTCATTTGCTTCCCTTACATTCTCTGGTGTAGTCTTTTTCTTATCGTTTTTCAATTTTCAAGAACCTCGATTTCGGAATAAATGATTTTGTCTTCTTCAAGATTGTTAGTACAAACTTTGAGAACGCTCATAAACTGATCTGGAGTTTCACATTCAATAGTTTTTTCAGAACCCTCGTCACTGACAATCAGAAACGAACGAGTGCAGATGTCAATTACAACTCCAAGAACAGTTTCGGTGTTCATTTGGTGGTTCCCTTGATTACCCATATAGTATAACCGATCAATGGGTGGGTAACAAGGCCCCCTGTGACAGTTGGTAAACTGGCCTCACTGAGTCTCTGGATAGAACGCATTGATTCTATCTATTCGATCTTGAGTGAACTTTTTACCTTTTTCATTTGCCCATCTTTGTAGTCGATATTCTTTTGCTTCTGTTTTAACTACTGAAGACTTATTTGCATAACCTTCTCTTGTTACAAGAGATTTTGCATTGTTATAATTTTCTATTGCATCCTGCTGAAGTTCGTAAAGTTCGGAACATGTAATTGTTCCACAAATACCAGGACTTGGTTGTAATTCTGAAATAAACCGTGGACGTACACTTGCACCAACTCCAGTTGCTGCATCAACCCGAACATTAACACCTTTTCCAAAATTTGATGGATTTAATTCGGTATCAGCTCCAATACCTACTGTCAATGCTAAAGCTCCATTTGAACCCTGTGGATCATCACCAACATAGTCATCAGTGCTTGCATTTTCCATTTTAACTTTAGCAACTTCGTAATATGTGGTAATTCCAAGTCCAGCAGTAATAGAACATCCACAACCAGTGGCAACGCCTGCGAAATTTACTATTTGAGATAAAAATGCATTTGCATCTTTAACAGTTTGTGCGTATGCCTCATCACTAGGTAAAGATAACTTTACAATATCATTAATTTGATCATCATATCGATTCGTTCTGGTTTCAAGAAATTCTTTATCTTTCTTGAGTTGCTCTAGTTCAGAATTATATCTTTTTTGTAGGGGAGATTCAGCCATTATCTATTGAAGTTGGAAGGGGGTCAGTATTTCCGTGTTGTTTATATATCAATGTTTCACCAGACCTCTTTATCTTCTCTGGTGAATCTCTAAAGTCATTTGTACTTTCACCCCTATACTCAATGATGAGATCATCAAGATCTTTTCTTTCTCCATGAATAATGTAATAGTATTCTAATTCTTGTGCCTGATGTCCAATATGAACAACATTATTTTCAATCTTCTTGACATGTAATGTGCTACATGCTTTTCCAATCGGTGTTAGTTGAACAGTGATACTATCTTCATGAACTAATCCAGTCCAATAATGTGGAAGTTCAATGATCTTTTCTTTCGTTTTTCCACGGTAATATACACCCATTTCAGGGCCTTCCAATGCAGCATGTGCAAGTCTCCAACCTTCACCTCTGGTTGGATGTGGAATATCAAACTGTTTAAATGGTGCAGCAACACTAGCAAATGCACCAAAAGCTGCCGTAATTCTTGAACATGTAATATTTCCAGCGGTGGCATTATTTGCAGCATTAGCTGTTGATGCTGCCTCAACAGTGGCTCCAGCAGTTAAACTTACAGATGCCTTAACATCGGCACCACCTTTTGTTGCCATACCAGTAACATTAAAGGTTCCAATAACATTGGTAATGCCAGTAAAGTTTGCTGCAACTGGTGATCCAAGCACATTTAGGGAACAAATTCCTGGAGCAGGAAGTTTTGGACCGATATTTACAGTTCCAATGTCAACACCAAGACCAGGGCAAGCACCAAAATATGCAGGTCCAGATGCAGTAATAAGACCAGGAATAAAACTACTAAAAGTTAATCCACTGATTGCATTACTTGGTATTGCACCAACATGAAGTTTTCCTGTTGTAAATGCATTAAATGATCCAGCCATCGTTAAATTCCTCTCAGTGATCCTGATATTCCAGACAATGTGGATGCCCAACCACCACCAAGATATGAGTCAACCAAAGATGCAACGGTAGAGGATCCAGCATTTTTCATATCACCAATCATATTCAAAAATCCAGTTGCATCAAGAACAACATCTTTTTCTGATACAATCTGAACCTCACCACCATTGATTCTTAAGGTTTCATTAGTCTGTAGATTCATATGACCATTGGCAATCATTTCAATTTTGCCTTCTGGTGAAATACCCTCAGCTTCAAATATAATATTTTTTGCCTTAATTTTCACATTGCCATCGGCAACAAGAACAAAATCCCCATTCTGACAATAAATCGATTTTGAAACTGCCTCCTTCTGACCAGATTGTTCTGGTTGTGCATTGCAAACTTCCTTGGATGGGCCAGTCGTTATGGTCGTCTTGGCACCATTACTCCAATGAGTTTCACAGTTACCACTTTTTACCCATGTGGTAAGTTCTCTACCAGTATCAGATCCATCGCCAGGATTTCTTCCTGGTCCAGCTAGTATGGATGCATACTGATTATCAACTATTCTAAACGGTCTTTTGCTTCCCATTTATGTCCTTATACATTGAACAACGAATAATGTACTACTTTGATATCTGATAGATTCATCTGCGACAAATTCACTTGCCTTAGTAAATGATATCACTGGTCTTATATTGGCACCAGCACCAGTTTTACTATTTATTTCTATTTCTGGAATTTCTGTCCATCCGCAAGTCTCACCTTTAATTAAGATCTCAACGAGTTGTCCAGAATCCGTATATCTTCCTTCGAGAATCAGTCCAGGCATTTCTGGAATGGTTACAATTTCATCATCCTGAGCATATCCATATCCAGTATTTGTAATCGTAACACCATCCAAACATCCAACTACGGGAACAAGAACAATTTTATCATCCTCATCTCCAGGGCCACCGCCACCATCTTCACCGCCATCATCATCACCGTCATCATCATCAGGTTTTCCTGGATCCACTACATTGCTATCATCATCGTCATCATCAATAATAGTCTCATCTCCACCGATGGGTTTTCTTTGGTCATCATTGGGATCACCATTATCAGATCCATCTGGAGCATCTAGATAACCATATCCAGGATTCGTAATAACAATATCTTTTATACTTCCATCATCATTGAGTGTTGCATATCCAGAAGCTGCACTTCCATATCCACATGGATCATCAAATGCCACAAATGGAGGATACTTATATCCAAGTCCTCTCCTTTCAAGTAAAGAACCAATAACAGATCCTCTTTTGCTGACAACAGCTGATGCAATAGCTTCAGATGTTGGATTTCCACCAAATATATTCACCAAAGGTGGTCCACACTTAACCGCTCTTGCAATATCACAGTTAGAAAGTCCACCTTCGGTGAATCCAGCCGCATTCAACCAATCTTCAGCACTTTCAACAATTGGGGGGACATTTATTTGTCCAAGGAAACTTGCATAATCATCTTGTTGTTTCTTTGTTGGACCACCAAATGCTGTAGAATTAAATTTAGTAACCTCGACACAATTTTTTGTGAGACACAAGAAACCAAAGATACCTAATACCTGATCAATTGCACTAGAAATTGCACTTCCAATATCCAGAACACCATTCAGTAAATCCTGAATGTCCTCAATAATTGGATCAAGAACTCCCTGAATAGAGTTGACAACATTATTAACAAGAGAATTGATAAATTTCTCAGCCGCACACAGAGGTGCAGCCGCAAGTTGACCAATCAATGCCGCAATGAAGTCTCCAATCAAACCAGGAAGTTCATCAATTGTGGTCTGGAATATACAAAATATGATATCTAGAATTTCTGATATTACCGCATCCTTAATATCCTTTAAAACATCACCTAAAATAATTTCTAGTGCGTTACTTAAAAGTTTTCTGAGTTCTCTTAGAACAAAATTTCTTATTCTTTGGACAATTGTCCTCATTACGGCAGCAATATTTTCGATTACGTTTTGTATCTGCCCAATAAAATCATATGTTTTGTTGATTGCACCAACAACATAAGTATTATAATATTTTTTTACCCCATTCAGAATAACAACTAGTTTTGATATCTCTACCCTAATTCTCGATACAATATCATTACCACAATTATTTGGGCCATTAAACTCTTGGGATAAGATAGATTCTTCTAAGGCACTTCTGGAACTTGGAACCCACCAAGAATCTTTCGTACCATCTCTTACTTGATTTACTGCAAATTCTCCCGATGGATTTGCAGTCTTTCCTTGACCACTCAGTAAGGATTGTTTGTCTGGATTCTTCCCCTCAGATATAATTCTCCAAGCTGGAATATTTCCCCAGGCATATAATGGCCCAGATTTGTAAGGATTTGCACCATCCTTTAATTCTTGTTTTGAAAATGTTGTTAGATTACTCCACCTATCAATGATACCATCAATAATAGGAATTTGAGCATCATCTCCATCGGCAAAATATCCAGTTACTAATTCTCCACCAACAATGGCACTAGACTGTCCATTATCCGCACCAGCAGTTGTTGGTTTTTTGACCATGGCCAAAGGAAGATCTTCATCTGGTAAGATTGAAGTATCTTCTGTATGATACCCCAATATTCTTACTGGTACAGACTCACCATAAAACTTTTCAGCATCAATGGTTACGGGAACTTTCCCGAACCAGTAACGCATACCATCTCTTCCTAAGAAATAACTTGTCTGTAGAGATTGATCAAGGTTCATCAGTCTTCATACACTCTACATTCATCTGCATCTGGATTTGTATCACAATAAAGTTCTAGAGGTGTTGGATCATGATGATCTCCGGCTTCAATATCTGCCTTATGATTTTCGGCATATGCCTCAAGTTCTTCAAGTTCGGATTCAATATGACGACGTTGTTGTGGAGAGATTGTCGGATCCTCAAGAATTCTCTTGTCCTTTTCAATGTGATCTTCGATGTTTTCCATAATTGTTTATGCGGATGTTGTTTTTCTTCCCTGTGTATCTCTTACAAGTCTTAGAGATGTGAAAGAATTTGCATCATCAATGTAGTGACACAATTCTTTAATTACATAGTTGCCACTTAGATTATCATCAAATTCAAAGTTGCATCCTATTTTTGGAACATCAACACCAATTACATCTCCAGCATGTAGATCGAAATTTGATGGAACTGTAATATTTAGCACCTGTGTGAAAAGAAGATTATATCTAGAAGGTGAAAGAGCCGAATATTGTGAAAAATCCATATTGATTTTGGTTGCATCAAATGGAGATTGTGAGTTCTTGAGACCAGAAAATATTCTAGATCCACTTAGATCAATACCCTCTGGCATTTCCCATTCATTCTTACCAAGAAGACTTGCAGAATTGGCCTGCACTGAAAAATCAAATGTTATGTTATCATCCAGTTCCTGTGTGAATGGATCAAAATTATATCTAAGAGCACCATATGTACCTAGTTGTGCCTTCTCTATCAAATCATTTGTATACTCTTGATTATATGCAAGAATCTTTCTATCAACATCAACACCCTTTGGATCATATTGTGACTGCATCGCATTTGACATATAATATCTTTCGGATGCTGCTTGAGCTGATAATTCATCAACTGAAACAAAATTATACCCTCTCCTTGTTTGATAAAAAACATATCCAGCAACCTTTCCAGGTTTATCTCCAACGGACTTTACGGCTAAATGTGTAATCACTGTGTATGGCGGTCTGTTATTTCCCTGAAATGAAAACTTAGATGTTGTTGGTGTCAAAAAATAATCTAGATCAGTTTTTAATTCTGTAGTAAGAATACTCTCCACATTTTTATGTGTTGGAGATTCTGGAAGTTTTCTCTTTACTCTTGCACTGGCATTCTTAAAAAAATCTTCGGATATCATACTCAAACCAATGACCTCTTTATTGTCCTTGGTATTCATGAGTGCTGGTTTATAGCACCTTAGAGTTTTTAGATCTAGAAGTTGTTTTCTCTGATTCTCGATCTTAATATTTACTTTTTCTCCACCATCAAGAGGTAGTCCAGAAAATAAAGGTTCATTGTATTTTTTGTCCGTGATACTATTCTTACCAGAATCCATTACGATAGCATTAGCCGTCATCACGGGAGAAAATATATCCTCATAAAAAACAAAGTATCCACCAAATCCAGCACTTACGTCAACAGTCTTTTGACCATCCTTACTTGTGATTTCAAATTGTAAAATCCTTGAATATTCTGATGCTGACATTATGTGTACATTGAGTTTATGTTTCTGATACTATTTAATGGATCTACACGATTAGATCCAGCAAAATTTGTGCCACCAGATGATGGTGTGGGGACATATACTTTAGTTTCAACAGGAACTGGAACCATTGCAATAGTCATTCCTCTTGCCGTGCTCTGTTGTATTGAAGCTCTATTGTTTCGTTGTCTGACAGATACTGGACTCTCTACAGATCCAGGAGCACCATGAGATACGGAAATTTGATCCGTACCAAGAATCATCGCCTCTCTTCCATATCCACCTCTCATATAAACTTTTCCAACGGCGAATGGGAATGTTGTTCTTGATCCTGGTTGACTTGGGAAAGTTCTCTGAATATTTGGATTGTTCTCTTGAATATCAATAGCTGGGGAAGACCTGCTTGCATGAGCATTTTGTTCAATCAGAAGAGCCCTTCTCAATGTAGAGTCCGATATTCCTTTACTAAGATCTTGACGACTACTTCCAAGGTGTACCCATGAACCTCTTGCAAACATTGCCTTAATAGCATGGAAAGCAACTTCTCTAATTTCTTTCCTCTGTTTATTAGTTAGGTTTCTTGGCCCATCAATATGGAAGTGTGTTGCATAGTGAGTTTCGGTTGTTCCATCGGGTCCAAGTCTACTTCCAGATCCTCCCTGAATAAATCCACCAGGATCGGAAAGTCTTTGTGGTATTAGATTTAATCCACCCTGTCTAACTGGTCCTCTAACTGGTCCACTGAATGGTCCTTGTGGTGCTGTTTGTTGTCGGGATCTTGATAGTTTGTCAAAACTCTCTAGTGATTGCCATCCATAATTTTTTCCACCCCATCTTACTGGTTTTCCATTAAGAACTGCTCTATCACCAAATCGTCTTTGTGGTGCTTGTGGTGTTGGACTAACAGTTTGAACATTTCCTCTTTGTCCAGGCCCACCTTTTGGATCAAATCCACCGAGTCTGAGATGTTCAAACATTCCTTTACCATAAGCATCTTCACTAAAACCAAGTCTTATGTTTTCTTTATCAGCATCGGGAGAATACTTAGGGATGATTGTTGCCATAGCTTCGGTCATACTATCATGACCATTATAATTATCTTTAAATCGGTGCGTACTGTGCCATAATTTGATATGATGTTTTACAGATGATTCAATACTATCATAAACTGCCCACCATCGACCAGCCCACTTAATTCTATCAATAATACCGTTTGTCCCAACTTCATGTTTATAAATTGTTTGTCCAAAAGCATTTGTTTTACCAGAACTAAAATATATACTGTTTGGATTTGAAAGATATCCTGTCTCCTGCATAGAATGAGCAGCAACCAATTCAGGAAACTTAGCACCACCAACTTTTACTGCTAGGCCATAAATGTAATCAAATGCTTGTTTTGGTGATAGATTGCTTGGTCCTGGTCCTTTTCCAGAAGGACCAGGAGTAGGTCTGGGAGTAGGTCTGGGAGTAGGTGCAGGTGTAGGTGTAGGTGTAGGAGTGGGAGTGGGTCTTGTAGCTTGTCCAGGTTGTTCTTCTTTTTGTCTCCTTTCTTCTTCAGTGGGTGGAGTTGTAATTTTTAGTACATTTATCTTTGCATCTTCAAAATCATTACCAAGAGATTGAATATTTTTATCTAACTCTTTAATCTTTGTTTGAAACTTTCCATTGGGATCATTAAAATCTTGAAAATCAAAATTCATAATATTTTGTGTCGCCTGACTTACGACACCAGTAATACCATTAATTATATTACCAATATTTTTAATCATACTCTTACCAGCATCAATGATATTGGTAATACGAAACTTCAGAGTATCAATGAATACTAGAATTCTCGGTAATTGATTTACTAACCAACCAAGCAAGAGGAATCCTAGGGAATCCATAATTTTGCCCAGGAATCCCTTACCTCGATCTAGAGCATTTTTTACTGTACCACTAACATAACCACTTTTTGTGGAATTTGCTTCTAATAATTCTTCTCTCCTTCTTCTTCGATTTCTAGTTTCAAATAAAAAGTTTATTCTCTTTTCTGTTTGTTGAGCTTTGGCAGAAACTAAAGTCTTTCTTGTTAAGACTTTTCTTGCATTTATTGATGACTTTCTTGCAAATATAGAATTTTTTCTGAGAGATAAAATCTGCTCATCTAAATTTGTTCTTTTGAATACGTTTCTTAATACTGGCGTGTTAATTTCTGCCATTTTTTACACCCCAACATTATAGATTGATCTTGCAAAATCTCTAAATGGATTAGCTAAATCAGCAGTCGGTATGTTCGGTATTTTTGCAGAATTTGTACTTGGATAGATTTGTTCTTTTTGTTTGGTTTTTTCACCATACATACCACCAGTCAAATCAATTAGAGTTGGTGTTCCCTCAGCAGGGCCCCTCTGTGCAAGATCTGCAGCACGGGCATCTGAACCTTGTTGAGTTATCAATGAATCCAAACGTTCAGCAGGTGGAGCAATAACTGGCAAATCTCCCATCGTTTCGCCAGTTTTTGACTGTGTTGCTGATGGTGATGGTGATGTTGTTGGTGAAGTAGGTGCTGCTGCTTTTTCAACCAATCCCTGATCTTCTAAGAATTTACGAATGGGATCATTAATGAAAGAAAGTGCCTTGTCCCATTCTGGATTCCAATTCTGATCAATAAGGTTAGTGATTGGTTGTCCCAACATTCCTCCAAGCATACCACCAAGACCAGCACCAGCAATAGCTGTTAATACACTTAAAATACCACCACCCGCTAAAGCACCTGCTTTTAATCCTAGAGTGGCACCCCCATAAGTTAATAAGAATTCTGGCAAATAACCAAGAACCGCTTGTGCTGGACTTTGCCCACGATCCATTCTTCCTTTTGCACCACCAACAAAACCAGCGACAGCTAAAAGTCTACCTAAAAATGGAAGTATTCCTTTTCCGAGATTGACAACTGCATTTTTTGGTCTTTGAAATAATTGGCCAAGTTTCTTTACATTATTTTTGATTGGAGATGGGATTAGTCTACCAAGTCTTCCAAAAATTCCACCACCACCTCTAGGTGTTGCTCCTCCTCCACTTTGACCCCCACTACGACCTCCGCCACTACGGCCTCCACCACTTTGGCCTCCACCACTTTGGCCTCCACCACTGCGACCTCCGCTACTACTACCCCCTCCACTGCGACCTCCACCACTTTGGCCTCGGCCACTACTGCTTCCACCACCAGCTGGTGGAACACGACCACCTCCACCGTTATTTACTGGTGGTCTAGCTGGGAAGAATAAATTCTTTAACCATACAAATGGTCGTGTGAGTAGAAACCCAGCAACAGATGCTGATATCCCACCAATGGTTGCCATTATTCCAAGCAATCCACCATTTAATGCTAAAAATGCTCCTCCAGCAGCTGCTAGAGCAACAACAACTTCATTTTTTAGTTTATTAAATTCACTTTCATTTCCCTCGGCATCTGCCTGGAACATTTTAAATATCTTATCACTCAACCATCCAACAAAAAGGAGCATGAGTGCATTTTTAAGTTTGTCTAATCCACCCTGAACAGCACTAGTAACTTTCTTGACTGGTGCTGTCAATGCCCTAACAATTCTATTTTCTAGAATATTCTCAGCACGACCAAAGGATTCTTTTTCTGCGGATCTAATTCTTTGGACTCTTGTTTGTTGTATATTTGCTTCTTCTTGTCTTGTATCTGCCTGTAATGCACTTGTGAGTGCCGTAATATTATTCGCAACGGCTAAGATATTGTTATTGATTGCCTGTAATTGTCTAGAGAGAAACGTGAATGTTTGTTGCTGCTGTTTCTCTCTAACATTAGTTATTTCTTGTACGGCACCAGAAAATGATTGCCCTAAACTTCTTACAATCCCACCACCAGTTGATTGAACAATCGCACCACCACGACCTCTTGAGGTTTGACCAGCAGGAGGTAAAAGTCTTGATGTGTCGATTGTTATCTTAGATGCCATTTGCTTGTTTACGTTTTAAATCTTCTTCCTCTAGATATGCTTGGAGAAGAGAAACGTATACTTCTCTTTCCCATGGCATCATATCTTCTAACTCCGTCAAACTATATTTATGGTGCTGAATTAAGGCGAAATTAGTTTGATAATATGAAGTCAGAGACTCATGTGCCAGGGCTATCCGAAAAAAGATGCCAGGCCCTCAAGAACAATTTCATTCTCGACACCAGTTTTTGGATTCGTCACCTTTAATGTATGACTCAATTTTGGCATGGTTGTAAAGAACTTCTCAATTTTACTGAACTGAGAAGATGTCAAGTTACCAACAAATTCACTGAGTTCTTTCTTGGTGCAATCAGAAGCATTCCAGGATTCTTCTTCATTATAAACTTGATCAATACAATTTGAGATGATATCAAATCCCTGATCAACATCAAGTTCTTTATCATTAAAATTTGTCTTCACAAACTCATTAAGTGATGGATATTTCATCCTGAGTGTCAAATTACTATCGAGTTCAATGTCTCTAGAATGTTCTTCATCAAACTTTACTTGGATGTCATCGATATTGATTTGTGCTTCTACCGTTGTTTCCCCATCATCTGGGCAAGTAACAATAACATCAATCAGTTCTCCGACAGACTTGCCACGAACATTCAAAAATAGATATTCAATATCAAATGTTGAAAGACTATCAACTTTGATGCCCCTTGACATGATACATGCAGATAAAACATTCTTGACAGCCTCACTAATCTGCTTCATGTTTTCACTTTCCAGTGCCATGATAAGAACCTTTTCTTCTCTGACTAGAAAGGGGCGATACTTAATTTTTTTCTTGATCGAAGGCAACTCAAGTTCATAAACAGGAGTCGTAGACTTTGGTAAAGGCATAATATACTATGATATTTTTTTTATTTATCATGATCTGGCAACAAAATTTAGTTTGTCTGAAGTTGCAACCGCACTGGGATCCCAAGATAATCCCTTACCATTAATCCAGTTATCAAGCAGAGCCTGATTCAGTTGATTTGTATTTGCCGTTGAATCGGATGTAAAATATCCCTCCAAAGAAGAATTATATTGATAGGATCCATTATTATTATTTGAACTAAATGTGTTACTGAAATTAAATAGATCAGATAGAGTTGGTTGTGATGAACCAGAAGATGAACCAGAAGATGAACCAGAACTTGTTGGGTATCCACCAGAACCTGATCCCAGATGTGACATCACATAACGATCAAAATTAAAGTCAACACTAATTCTTAGTATGGAATTAGATGCCTCATAGGAAACGGGGGTTCCACTAATTGATACTGGAAATGCAGATATAAAGTTATATTGAACTCCATTCCTGTAATCTCGATCAAACTTTGAGATTCTTAGGCCTTCACACTTATATTGATCTGGATATCTCATTCTATAGAAATATCCCCTTTGCCTTTTATCTGCAGTTCCTCCACCACTAATAAATTCAATCCATGCCTCAAAAAACTTTAAAACTTGGTAATCGGAATCGCAATAAAAACCTAGAGATATGTTATTAAATATTCTTGTATGTGCATACTGCTGCTGAACACCAGTAAAATTTCCTTCAATAGTTGTGGTTGCAAGAGATGAACCAGGAAGAGTTGCATCATAACATAATAGGCCAAGATTTCTAGAGATGAAATTCTTATATAGTGAATGACTACTGAAAGCATTGTTCAGTTTATATGGAAATCCACTAAAATTTACCTCATAATGAGAAGACTGAGCAACTCTGGATATTGTATTTTTAATATCTGAGATTCTTTTTGGACTTGGCACTCTAAATACCTATAGTGAAAATTTTTATGAATGTCATATAAAGGTAAATTTATCCCCTCAAACACAAAAAAATATAGAGGAGACCCAACTAACATTATTTATAGGTCTCTATGGGAAAGAAAGTTCATGGTCTATTGTGACCTGAATGAGAATGTTCTTGAATGGGGTAGTGAAGAGTTCTGGATTCCATATCGTTCACCAATTGATTCCAGAGTTCACAGATACTTTCCAGACTTCTATATCAAGGTTCGTGAAAGTAATGGAAGTATTGTTAAATATGTGATTGAAGTTAAACCAAAAAAACAGTGTAAAGAACCAAAAGTTCAAAGCAAAAAAACAAAGTCATACATTTATGAAGTGACTGAGTATGCCAAGAACCAGGCAAAGTGGAAGGCTGCAAGAGACTTCTGTGAAGATCGTAAATGGCAATTTAAGATTCTTACTGAAGATGATCTAGGTATTAAGTAATGCCAAGAAAAACACTCAAACAAAGACAACAATCATCCAGTAGAGTTCAGCCTCTGATTGATAAGATGACTGGTGCAGAAGATCCTGACGATTTAATGATGGAGATTCTAGAACTTTTGGATGATACCGTTGAGGCAACAGATCTTGAAGTTGGTAATTACTGTACTTTTGTTTATGGGCCAAAAACACAATTTATTAAATATGACCAAAACCCTTTAGTAGCCGTGGTTGGTGTTTTTGAATGGGGTTTTCGTGGCATTAATTATCACTGGGGAAATTTTAGAAATTATACTAATGAAGAAGTCATTGGTGCCGTTCATTTGGTCAAGTCTTCTGAGTTAAGTGATCTAAGAAGTATTCCCTATCAAAATTATCGTCTAAATATTTAAAAAGCAAAATGGCTTCTGAATCTCTAAGATATCCACTAGCGACTCTTGATAGACAGTCGGATTATCTTTTGATGGATATTATTAGGTATAAACCATCAAAGTTGCAGGGGCAAGCACTTAAAAGAAACCTATCTGCTGGACTTGGCAATCAATCACCCAATTATGTTGCATCCATAATCCTACCAATTCCAACAAGTATCACAGCTGCAAATGGTGTTACTTGGAATGGTGGAACTATGAATCCCCTAGAAGATATTGCAACAAGAGGTCTCACTGATGTAATGCAATCAGATCTTAGTGAAATGCCTCAGGTTTTTCAGCAATACATGGGTGAAATATCTTCTACCTTAGGTGATGATGTAAGAAAGGCTGGCACTTCAGCAATCGCACGACAAATAATAAAATCCTTTGGTAGTAATGTAAGTTTTGGCCAAGTTCTGGCAAGACAAAGTGGTCAAGTCTTAAATCCAAATATGGAACTCCTATTTGATGGGCCAGGTCTTAGAACCTTTTCATTTAACTATCAACTGGCGCCAAGAAATGAAGCTGAATCTAGAATGGTAAAGAGGATATTAAGACGACTCAAACAAAGTATGTCTGCAAAGAGGACAACAAATAAAGTATTCATCTGTACTCCAGATATTTTTCAGCTGAGATTTAAAACTGGTGGAAGTGATCATAAGTTCTTGAATCGTTTTAAACAGATGGCACTTACAAATATAACAGTTGATTATACTGGTTCTGGAACATATTCATCATATGAAGATGGAACACCAACCATCATCAACATGAGTATGGCATTTCAAGAATTGGCACCTGTTTATGCTGATGATTATGATGAAAAAGAAGGCAAAATTGGAGTAGGATACTGATGTATTTTAAAGAACTTCCAAACGTACAATACCCATCACCTCTATCAGATAGAGCTTCGGATAGGGAATACGTAACAATCAAAAATATTTTTAGAAGAGCAAAACTCAGAGATGATCTTATCAGTGAGTTGACTGCATTTGACGAATATGAAATAAAAGATGGACAAAGACCAGATATTGTTGCCGATGACTACTATGGTAATCCAGAGTTAGACTGGTTGGTTCTCATCTGTAACAATATTGTGAACATAAAGGATCAATGGCCTTTGTCTGATAAAGAATTATATGAATTTGCATCCGAAAAATACGGGAACGAAATAAATGATATTGCTTTTTATGAATCAACAGAAGTCAGAGATGACATGAATCGTTTAGTTTATCCTGCTGGTATTGTTGTTGATTCTGATTTTGAAATAATTGATCCAGATGATTCATCCACGATCATAAGACCACTAAGATCAGTTACTAACTATGAGTATGAAATTCGCAAGAATGAGGAAAAGAGATCAATCACTCTTCTGAAAGAAGAATATGTCACTCAAGCCCTGATAGACTTAAGGGAGGAATTATCTTACGACAAATCCTCCCAGTATGTGAATAGAAGTACAATTAAGGCTGATAATATCAGACTTAAGTCCTACGACTAGGCATCAGCAAGACGTTGGAAATAACTCAGAGTATCATCTTCTTCATCACTAGAAGATGAACTTGAGAGAGTGATGTCGGGATCATTGAATCCACCATCATCAGTTTTGAAGGATGGTGCAGGAGCAACCTCACCGCGATTCTCACGGCGGAACTGTTCTTCTTCCTCAACAGTCTCTTGATCTTGGAACTTAGGAGTACCCTTGATACCAAGAACATAGTCAAGGCGAGTCTTCAGTTCATCATATGACTTGAACTGATCAGGAGCAACTAGTGCTTCCAAAGAATACTGTTTCTTCCAGATTGCCTCCATGGCATCGTCATCATCAAGCAAGGCCTGAGGACGAGCGAACTCAGAACTATCGTAGTTCCAGTAACCAGCGACCTTCTTGATCTTCAGTTTGAAGTTAGCACCAGCCCAGAAGTCGAAGGGGTTGATGGGTTCTTCATCTTCAAACTCAGGTTGCATGGCAGCAGTGATCTTGTCGAAGATCTTTTTACCAAACTTGAAGAGGAATACCTTACCTTCGTTGTCAGGATTTACGGGATCCTTTACAACATAGATGTTGCTGTAGTAGGACAACTTACGCTTCTGCTTACGAGCGACATCTTTGTCAGACTCTAGACCACTGTTCCAGAGTTGAGAGTTGTACTCAGATACGGGGTCCTTTTGTCCGAGAGTGGTGAGAGAGTTCTCAATGAACCAACCACCAGGGCCTTGGAAGGCATGGGAATACAGTTTTGCCCATGGCAGATCTTCGCCATCGGGAGCAGGAAGGAAACGGATAACGGCATAACCATTACCAGTCTTGTCGAGTTGTGGTTTCCAGAGACGATCGTCTCCACCACCAGTCTTGGTCATTTTTTCGACTTCCTTCACCAGTTTGTTGGTGAGGGAACCTAGAGAGGATTTCTTTTTGAGATCGGAAAAGGACATCGGATTTGGCCTGTGTTGTGAACGTGTTTATTATAGGGGATTTTGGATCAGGAGTCAAGGTTGTTTTTCATTTCTTGGATGGTCTCACGCATCTCAGAGAAGACGGCGTTGACATCATATGCATTATCAAAGCCCATCATAAGCATAAAATCTCTGATGGATTCTTTTCTTTCAATTGCATCTGGATCATCACTCAATGACATACGAGTATAAACGATGCTTTGTTTCTCAAGGAGTTGTTGAAGTTTATCAAGATGTTCGATCTTATCTTCATCATCTAATGTATCATAATAAAAAAAGTCTGCATAAATTTCTTCCTGCAGTCTTTGAATATCATCCAGTTCTTGCTGGACAAATTCTGAATTCATAAAATCACTCATTTTGCTATTTAACCTTGTTAACCCAACCCGTCAGAATGTATTTATTGTGAGTAAATACAGTGTTTCCACGGTGAACATGAGTCATACCAGCAGGAAAAATACATACTCGCCCCCTTTTTGCTTCGATACGTCTCTTCTGATAGAGAAATTCTGTTTCAGCTTCTCCAACTGGCATATCATTTAAATATATTGACCATACTAATTCGCGAGATGCTTCCTCATAATACATGTTTTCATAATGCCATACATGATAACCACCAGATGGTGGTGTAATTTGACATTTGATAATATATGAGGCTAGATTAATTTGCTTTAAATGTGAGTATTCCTCGCAATATTCAGATATACAAGTGGTCAAATAATGATTGATTTCATCACACAACTCAGAATCATAGTCAGTCAAATATATCTGAGTATCATATCTACCAGTCTTACCTTCTACGGAAAACTGATTAGCACCATTACCAGTAAATTTTGAATTGTGTGCATTATGTTGGGTAATTCTTTCGGCAAGATTCACAATATTATCACATAATTGGGGTGGAACAAAATCATCCCATACCCCAATAAAATCTTGAAAATTACAAGTCATTTTTAAATAGGCAATTTAGCCTTAGAAGTCTTCTTCATGAAATTAAGTCGAATAGCATCCCACTTCAATTTTTCTTTCAGTGGCTTA